ACTGTACCAGAAACGTTTACCACGGTTGACGGTGAAGGTGATATAATCTTTGCAATGAATGCTCGAGATACAAGCGGTGATGAGCATGCTGATGATAGTGTATTAAATGCGTCAAATAATGAAGTAGATGAGTTTCCACATTTTCGCTCTAGATTTGATTTACCTGCCAATGATACTTGGTATCTGCTTGTAGGATTTCTTCGACCTGAAGACAATACTACAACAACCACGTTATCTGATTCGTTTGGAGGAATGTATGATACAAGTGGAATCAGAGTAAATACTACAATCGACGAATACAAGTATCTTTCAGACGTAAACGGTTTAGGCATACGCGCCTTTATTTATGGCAATAGTAGAAATATAGGTGATGAAGTTGAAATATGGGGCCCACGTATTGATGTAGTTGACGGAAAAGAACCTTCAGTTCAAGAATTAATTTTCCCTACAATTGATTCTGATATTCTTTACAATATAAAGAGTAGACCTTCTTCTCAGGTTGTTTACAAACTAAATAATTTTTCTACAGGAGTGTTTGGTTTTACGTATTCTTCTGAAATATTTTCTATTGTAGCAAATGATATTAATTACGATAATCAAACCAATTATAACGAAAACTTAAAATTTATTGACACTACGAATATAGGATCTTATTACGACGTTACAATATCAGATATGGTTAACGTTGAAGAATCTGGTTACGTGGCTCAAACCGGCGAGCGCAAACGAAATGTGGTCAGTTTTTCTGGAGGAACTAATCAAGAAGGAGGAGATCAATCTGGAGGAACTAATCAAGAAGGAGGAGGATATTAATATGAGTTATCAGAAAAGACTTTTGGGACAACAATTAGGAGCATACGTTTATAAAGATCCGCGGATTGTTATAGCTAATCACGACCTCGCAGAAGTTTCTGGAACATTTTGGACTACGGACCGTACTTCTACAGAAGGTCAAACAAAGACTGCTATAATACTCACTTTTCCAGCTGGTGAATCTTCACAAGAAATTTTCTGGGGTGATGGGTCGAGTTCAGAAACGTTTAGTAGTGGCGCTAGTTTATCACACACCTGGCCTGCATCACTTGCGCTCGGCGCTGGTGAATCTTTATTCACGTCAGGCGCATTGACGCACACAACCAACAAATATATGAATGGAAATTATGTAAGAGGTTCTTCAAATTTTTATGCGAAACTTATATAAATAAAACTATTAACAATACAACTAATTTTTAGAAAGAAAAACAATGGCAGCAATTATTACAGATGATTTTAGACGGAATTCAACGGCGTTTTTGTTGAAAGATATCACAGATCAAAACACAGGAGCTACAGATTCAGCTAACGATTCTGGATCTGATTTTGAGTATTTTATTGGGATAGGCAAATCAGATGCATGGGATAACGATGCAATAGGTAATGATGAAACTAATCAAAACTTCTCAACGCCTTTGCCTACTGGAAGCGTAATTGAATCGAAAGAAGTTATTGATAACTTGATTGGTGCTATTGCAGTTGATACTAGTGAGGCGTATAACATTATACCTCGTGTCGATTGGTCTGCAAACCGTAGATATAAACGTTGGAATGAAAATGATCCTACAATGTTTGATGTTAGCACAGCGGGTGGTAATACGTATTATCCTTGTTACGCGATATACGACAATAGAATTTATATCTGTTTAGATAACAACTCCGACGCTGGATTTATTGCAGGTGAATACGTGCCCGGTCTATCTACTAATTCCCCAAAAACTGTGTCAGGTGGAACATCTACAAGCTCAGCTACTCGTACACCAGAAGGTCCATTTAGTGATGGATATATTTGGGCCTATTGCGCGGATTTAAATATAAGCTCTAAGTTCAATACTGATCAATTTGTTTCTATTTCATCAACTGCGACAGGAACTGCGACAGACGCTACAACAGCGAGTGGCGGTATGGTATACGGATTTGAAATTTTAGATCCTGGAAGTGGAATTAGTGGAACTGCTTTTAAATTGCTTTTAAATGACAATGATGGCACTGCAAATGAAATAGCTCTTACAGTCGATAATAGCGGAGCTAGCAGCTCAGCAGCTGGAGTTGTCATGGACTTGTACTCAAATGCTACTCAGTTCAAAGGAAATACTAATGGCACCGTTAGAGCATCTGTTGTACCAGCAGCTGGTACAACTGCCACTGTTCTTCCCGTGATTCGACCATTAGTTGCGCCTATCCTTGGATTTGGTCATACACCAACTGCTGATCTTCCTGCATTTTATGCAGGCCTTGCGGTAAATTATAATGGTGATGTTAAAGGAGAATTACCGACAGATATTTCATATCGTCAAATTTCTCTTTTAAGAAATCCTACTCGCACAGAAGATGATACTTCGGCGGCCGCTATCGCAGCTGCGGCGGCCGGTGATGGTAATTATGGTGTCAAAGAAGTTTATAATACACTTCGCAAATTACAATTTGCAAATACCGCAAATATTTCTGGTCTTTCTGCTGGTGATATTATTACGCAAGTTATTTCTACGGCGCAGACTACGGCCGGCATCACTGTGGCTGCTAAAGCATTTGTTGACTACGTGGATGAGACGAATGATTGCATATATTTTCACCAAAATGAAAGCAGTTTAATTAATCAACACGAATTTACTGCAACAGGAGAAGTTACGCTCGGCGCTTCAAGCACTGCAGTGCCTTATACTGGACTTGTTGAACCAGAGTATACGTCTTATACCGGCGAAGTATATTTTCTAGAAAACAGAAAACCTATTCGAAGAGCATCTGCTCAAGAAGAGGAAATTAAATTAGTAATACAGTTCTAAACTATGTCTATTAAAGCTTATGATGGTAAGCCTTATAATGATGATTTTAATACATCATCATTAGAAGGAAAAAACTACTTGCGTATTTTATTCAAGCCTGGACTAAGCGTTCAAGTTCGCGAATTGAATCAAATGCAGTCTATGCTGCAATCTCAAATTGATAAATTTGGAAAAAGCGTTTATAAAGAAGGGGCTATTTTAGACGGAAGTACCTACTTCACCGACAACACCGATTTTATTGATGTAACACTCTTACCCACGCCTGCACCCCTGCTGATGTCAAATTTGGATTTAACAAATGGTGTGATTCTTCGTGTTACTGGGGCTGATAATTTCGATATATCTGCTGAAATCTATGCGCATCAAATTCTTTCAACCGCTACAAATTCTGTAAGATTTTTTATACGTTATAGCTCTTCAGGAATAGATGCAGATAACGCGACCTCTTCGTCAACTAACACTGAAAGATTCGCGAGTAATGCTTCTTTAGCTTTAGCTACTGGTACTGGAATCACACTAGGCAGTGATAGTGTCATTACATCTGGTGGTGATTTTGGTGTAATGACAAACCGCGGCTACGCAGGACGAATTACCACTGATGTTGGTGTATTCTTTGCTCGAGGGTCTTTTATATATAACGATTCTATAAAATACACGTTTATTGAAAAGCCTAATGCTAGCGACACTGTTGCTGATAAGGACTTTCAAATCACGGGTAAAGCTGTTTTTAGACTTGATGAGTCTGCAGTTGGTGCATTAACTGATACAACTCTTTATGATAACGCAGAAGGTACACCTAATACTGGAGCGCCGGGCGCTGATCGTTACACAGTTGCACTCGTACCTTTGTTTTTAACTGAACAAACTGAGCTTACAGGCATTGCAAACAACACATCTGTTTTAGCTTCTACAACGAGCGGCAGTGCACTTATTAATTATTTAGATCTTTTAGATGTTGACAGCAGTCAGTACATTGCACCTGCTCGAACTGAGTATTCGCAACTTGATTCTAAATTAGCAGTACGTACTTCAGAAGAAAGTGGTAACTACACAGTACGGCCTTTTAAAGTTTCTGTAAGAGAGCACTTAAATGATGCTGCAGGAAACGGCGGAAGATATTTGTCGACTGATACTATTGTAGGTGACGAGGCAAAATACATTACTACAGTTGAACCTTCGGTTGCGTATGTAGACGGTTATCGTGTTCCTCTTGAAGAAACACTAGAAATTGCTGTTGATAAAGCACGGACTATTTCGCCAGCCGAAACAACATTTGGTTCTGCAAAGATTGGTAACTATATTGAAGTGAAAAATTTAGTTGGTCTACCCGATGTGGCCAACCCAAGTGAAACATACCAATTTTACAAGTATATCGATCCGAACGCGCCCGCCACTGGCCTGGAACTTTTTACTCCATCAGTTACTTGCAGAATCCGTTCAGTCGAAATCGGTGGAACCGTGAGTGAGGTGACCGCGGGCTCCGGAAATATATACCGCCTCTACATCTACGACTTGAGCGATGATATTCCACGTGATGCACTACAACTTACAGGAAGTGGCGCGGCGAGCGGTAAGAGTTTTGGTTGTACATTAATGGACACAGACGATTCTGCACCTACGCCAATTTTTGATTCTGCTAATAACAAGAATATAATCCCATTAGCTTACAACACAGTTCAATCTGTTTCAAAGGATTTAACAAGTACTCAAGCTTTTGAAAGTGAAGTTGTTATTCGCGGAGTTCAAACTGGTATTACTCCTACTGCTGCAGGGTCCGTTACGCTTAGTGTCAACGGTTTAACTGGTAAGACTAACACCGCAGGAAGATTTTTTAATGACTCAGATAACGCGTATGTTGTAATCAAAGAAAGTAACGGAAGTGCTGTAGCTGCAACCTTTACTTCACTCAGTGGAACGAACAATAGCAACGTTACACTTTCAAACTGTGGAAGTACTGCTGTCACTGTTATTGCTCCTGTAAAACTTAAATTAGGACCTGGTGGTTTAACCTCTAAAACAAAGTCACTTCAAACACGTTCGACCGGAGCTACTGCTGGGGCTGATAATATGGTAGAAATTACTGCTTCTGATACAAGCGCTGCCGAACTTTTTGAACAAGTACAAAGCGCAGGAAGCGTTACAACAAATACTATTTTAGATTTAGATAACTATGACATTATAGAAATTGATAAAGTAGTAGAAGATGATGGAACCGTGATTCCTTCTAGTCAATATGAACTAGATAATGGCCAACGCGATGGTCTTTATAAAGTTGGTAAAATCAAATATACTGGATCAACTGCGCGCACTGGTTTTAATGTAGATTACAAATATTTTACACACGGCCCTGGCGATTTCTTTGATGTGAGTTCTTATAGTATACCGTATGCCGACATTCCACAATACAAAGGCGATTATCTTTCAGACGTATTAGACTTTAGACCTAAGGACATTGCAGGAGCCGGTACATTAGCACTTGATCCAAATAGTCCTACTAAAGTAACTTTAAACTATTACCTTTCTCGTTTAGATAAAGTTGTAGTTAACAGTGTAGGAGATTTTAGTGTAATAAGTGGTGAGCCTGCTAATGATCCTGAGTCTCCTGCGTTGCCTGCAAATTCGATGGGCCTGAACAACATTTTTGTTCCTGCATATACACGTTCTGCAAAAGATATTCAACTGCGCTTGATTGATAATCGCAGATTTACAATGCGAGATATCGGTCGACTTGAGAAGCGTATTGAAAATCTTGAGTATTACACTTCATTGTCTTTACTTGAAAGAGAAGCAAACGGTAAACAAATTCTCGACGCAAACGGTGAAAGATTTAAGAACGGTATTCTTGTAGATAGCTTTCAAACACAAGGCATCGCTGATGTGCTTGATCCAAAATTGAAAATATCATTTGACACTAGAAAAGGAGAGCTGCGGCCTCAATATACTCTTAACAATAATAGACTTCGATTTACGGGTGTGAATGGTCAAGATGATGCTATAACTTCTGGCAATGGAAACAATTCGACTCTTTTGAGTTTGCCATATACTCACGAACCTTTAGTTACTCAAGACACTGCAAGTATTGATATTAGTGTTAACCCTTATGATATTGCAACTTGGAATGGTGTAGTTGAATTATCTCCTGCAAGTGATGAATGGATCGAAACAGAATCGAGGCCTGTCGTGGTTTATAATATCAATGGTGGGCTTGATGCTCTCGCAAACTCTTTAAACGAGAGCGATGCTCTCGTTACTATGTCTGATGTTTGGGAAACACATAGCATCGGTAAAAAGATAGATCAAACTACTCGAAGACTGTCTGAGGCTGAAAAAGCGGCAGGCGGCTTTGGAGGCTCGCTGCCTGTTAGAGAAATTACGAAAACCTTTGAAACAACAGAAATGCGCGAAGGAATTAAAAACAAAGCAGTTGTAAATACAGTTGAAACAAATTTAGGTGATCGTGTTGTCGATGTAAGTTTTATACCGCTTATTCGTTCACGCAGAGTTTATTTCAAAGCGCAAATGCTAAAACCAAATACTCGTGTTTATGCTTTCTTTGATGGAATTAACGTAAGTCAATTTTGTACTAAAGCCGCATTTGTAAAACACTCAGAAAATTCTACTGTTGATACATCTACGCTTAATGCTGCTGATCCATTGGCTACCTTAAGTGTATCACGGGTTGAGTTAGTGACTGATGGACAAGGCGATCTTGAAGGATTCTTTGTTATTCCAAAAAATGATACATTTGAATTTAATACTGGAGATCGTAGGTTTAGACTTACTGATTCAGATACAAACTATCTAGCAAACACTACTACGTTTGCCCAAACTACGTATACTGCGAGTGGTTTATTACAAACCAAAGAAGCACAGATAGTTTCTACACAGCAAATACAAATCCAATCGACCGAAGAAAGAGTACAAGAACTTCGTCCAGGCATTCTTAAAACAACCAAACTCGAGTATTACGATCCTCTTGCGCAATCATTTATGATTGGTGATATTAATACAGGCGTATACTCTACTAAAATAGATTTATACTTTAGGAAGCGTTCAGAGAACGTACCTTTAACAGTGCACCTAGTTACTGTCGAGAATGGCGTACCTACACAAAAAATTGTACCTTTCTCTAAAGTAACTAAAAAGGCTGACGACGGAGCTGGTAATCACGAAGTTTCTATTAGTGAAGATGCATCGGCCGCTACTACGTTTGAATTTGAATCTCCTGTTTATCTTTCAGCCGGTGTTGAATATGCAATTGTTGTAATGTCTAACTCACCTGATTATCGTTTATGGATGTCAGAAGTTGGTGGAACTGACGCTACTACTGGTACAAGAATTTCGAAAAATACATACATGGGTGTATCGTTTAAATCGCAGAATGCTTCTACGTGGACGCCTGATCAGAATAAAGACTTTAAGATGAAGATTCATCGGGCCAAATATACTAACTTGAGTGGCTACACTTATCGCGTAGATCCAATGCTTAATGCTAATGGTGATTCGATTGATTTCTCTACACTTCGTTTAATATCTCAGGAGTTAAACTTTGCTGAAACGAGTACTTCATATTCATTGCGCCTCGGATCTGCTGAAGATCACGTTATAAATCCTGAAGCTAATAAATATTTTGGTGAAGTAAAGACGATTACTGCTGCTCCATCAGGCTCAGGCGCTCCTGCGGTGACTCCAGCTGGAACTGAAGGTGCAGTTAATATTACACTTACAAGTACAAGTGATTACGTAAGTCCAGTTATTGATTTAGATCGGCTTTCATTATTATCTATTGATAATATCATAACAAACGAAATAACGGTTCAAACAACACCTGGCAATACCGACGCAGCATTGGCGACTGATACAGAATTAAGTGCTAATCATGGTGCAGCAACCGCGCGGTATATTACCCGCGAAGTCGAATTGAATAACGCTGCCGATCAGTTAAATGTAATAATGCTTGCGAATAAACCATCAGAACTAACTAATATTAGAGTGTATGTACGAGTTAAGTCTACTGATACACGTATTCGGGATGTTGGATTCACGAAGGTTGAACCAAATGCACCTTTGTTAATTGACTCTAGTATTAATTTTGGAGAAGCTGAGTACTTATTTGAAAACACTGAACCTTTCACTTCTTTCCAAGTGAAGGTTGTATTTACGTCAGAAGATACAGCATTCGCTCCTCGTATCAAAGACTTTAGAGCAATTGCAACTATTTAATATGAAAAGACTTTTAGTAAAAGAAAATAAAAAATTAGAAAGAGATACTCATACTAAAGCAATACTATCTAATGACTGTGATGGTTATAAAGCAGCAATAGCACGAAGATCTTTAAGAAAAGGTAAAGAAAAAGAATTTAACGAGTTAAAAAATAAAGTAGATAATCTCACAACTCTTGTTGAAAAGCTTGTCGAAAAATTAGATAAATAGAATTATGGCAGTATATTATATAAATGGAATAAGTAATTCAGGTGCTACTTTTGGAACAAGTGGATATTATTATCCTTTGTATTTAACTGCGGCTGAAGCAAACTCAGCTGTTGATAATACTTTAGGCACTTCACATCCTCACACATTTGAAGAAGCGCCAAACATTACTTTTTATATGCCAGTTGAAGATGCACAACATGCACAAGCAACTGCGCCTTCTGGATCTTACAGCAGTGAAGTTTATGTTTCTTATACAAGTCCTATTGCTGAAGAAGATGTTGAAGAAATTGGATTTGGTGTTCTTGCAGGTGATACATTCAATTCTTGGAGAAAGAAGACAAATGATGTTGCCCGAGAAACAATTGCGAATAAAGCAGCTATATCTTCAGTTGATACACGATTAACACGTTTACTCAGTGTAACAGGTGGAGAAAACAATATCATGACTCTTACATCGAGTGATAATATTACTGGTGAAAAAGAGTTTGAAGGAATAGTAAAATTTAGTGCTGCCGATGATTCAACAAACGCAATTCAAGTTGGAGCTAATGGTAAAATATATGTAGAGGCAAGTTCGTTTAAGTTTACAAAATCAATTGATCTACACACTGCCGGTGCAGAAATTAAAGCAAGCGATTTTGATGTTCCTACTGGTAGAACAAAGTATGCTGGAGTTCAGTATACTTGGCCAAGCCAAGCTCCTGCTCCAGGTCAGATTCTAAAATCAGGCAGTGGAAATACTCTTAATTGGGCAACAGAAACCGCGGCAGAAGCAAACGTTGAAGCCTTTGTAATTGAAGATCCAAATCCTATTGGTTCAATTTACCAATGGACTCTTACAAATCCTCCAAGTAAGTGGTTACTCTGTGATGGTAGCGATGTTTATCGAGTTCCAACTGATGTTGATGGAGTTACTCAGCCAGGTTATCCTGATCTTTTTGGTGTTATTGGAAAAACATATAATTTATCGACTGATACGGGCGCTGATTTCACTGGAGAAACTCCTGTCAAATTCAGACTTCCTAACTTACAGGGGCGTGTTCCAATTGGAGTAGGAACTAATACTGATGCTATTGGTACCCAGGCTCAATTTACTCTTGGTCAAACGAATGCTGTTGTAGATGGTGTAACATTAAGCGGCGGTGAATATCAGAATGATATAACACATACTATTACAATTGATGAAATGCCTCAGCACACGCATGATACTCCGTATGGAATGCTTACTGGAAATTATCAAGGGCCGCAGCAAAATGAGAATGCGGGAGGATACGATGGAGGTGGAAACTTCCACCTCGGAATTAGCGCGCTTGCGAGGACAACAACATCAGCTGGTAGTAGTGATCCATTATCGATTACTACTCAAAACATTCAACCATTCATCGCACTTACCTACATTATTAAAGCTGAAGGCTCTACTATAGTTACTCAGAATGTTACTCCAAGTGATGGTATATTAATTAATGATGAAGCAGCACAAACAAATCTTTTAGCAGCAGGAAGTGTTAATACTATTAAGATGGATGCTGATTCGAATGATTTTGAGTTTAGTGGTAATAGTCTTAAGCTAAAGGAAGAACCAACATCGCTTGGAACCAGTAGATTTTTTGGTAAAGCAGATTTTGTTTCTTCCTTTACACAGGTTGTAAGCACAGATACAGAATTCACCATTGTCCATGACCTAGGAACACAGGATTTGCATTATATTATGCAATTAAAATTCCCTGGAGGAGAAGTAATGCAATTAAATCCTATGTTAACATACCCGTATTTTAATAAGATGAAACCGCAAGGAATTTCAGTTATAATAACAGATACAGAATTTAAATGTAAGTCAGGTAAAGGATTAGCTTTTTTTAGAACACAGGACGGTGAACAACTAGGTGTAGGCACGGATGATGATTTAGATGGACATGATACTACAACAGCTGGCAATGTCGATGATAATGATGATCGAGAGGGTATATTATTTAGAATTATAGCATACAAATTTTAGTAGATAAATAGAATTATGGCAATACAAGAATCAGATATAATGGACTTTGGAAACGGAATTATCGGCGACGATACTTTCGATGTTTGGCGTAAAAAGACCAACAGTCTTAAAGGTGAAATTGATCTAGTTAATACTACACTTACAGATAAGATCAATACAGATGTTGCTGCGTTGAGACCATTGTATATTCCTATTGCAGGGAGCGCTACTTCGGTTTCAACCTCGTTGCAACTTACTTCTCCACTTACTCTTACTAATATACTTAATATTAATGGAGCAACTCTAACAGGATCGATAACTGAACTGGCGTCAGATAAAGGATTTCATTCAAGTATTCAGTTATCAAGTCCTAGGGTAAGAGCTACATCTAAGTTGATCTTAGGAACAAAAGAATATACTGTTCCTTCATCTCCTGCAATTAACAACGCAGTACTTACATCTGCTACTACTGCAGGTGAACTTCAATGGCGTAATGCTGCAGAGCTTTTTGCGTCTGCGGGTGGTCTTCAACAAACTGCAGCGGTATTTGAAGAAGTTATGCCAGTTGGTACAGTTATTGCTTGCGCTGAAGATCCTAACGATTCTAACTTTTTGGAATGTAATGGTGGTTCTGTACCAAAGTCCGGCATATACAATAAACTATACCAAGTTCTTAAAGGGACGGGGGCCACTGCGCGCTATGGTGAAACAAACACGTCCTTTACTCTTCCTAATTACGAAGGAAGAGTACTAGTAGGAGCAGGTACTGCAGGAGGTGTTAACTTTGGAAATACTTTTGGTTTAGATGGAGGAGATGGTAACATCTCCTATAATACAAATAACCATACTCTTAACCGGGCACAAACCGGTTTACCTGAGTACACTGATAGCCATGCTCTTACATTAGGTCAAATGCCCAAGCACGACCACGTTTCTAATCGAAATACATATAACTCATATAATGGGCTTGTTAGAAAAAGTTCTAGTGGTTATAATAGTGGGAATGGCTTTGATAATACGGTCGGGGAAATAGATCAGAAAACTTCGACTAAGATACTGGAAGAAGGTAATAACGAATCTCACAGACATGGCATATCGATTACTAATGTCACAGGTCACAACCATTCCATCTCAGTCTCAACTTCAAAGCGTATTCAGCCTTATGTAACTGTTAAGTACTACATTAAAGCGGTTGAAAATTCTAAGGTAGATTTTAAGATTGACGTAAATAATAGTGGTCTAACATCTACAGACGGAGTAGGTACACCACAAAGTCTTATTTCTGTTTCTAATCAAATACATAGTTTAAGTGTAAATCCTGACAACACGAGTATTTCGGTTGTAAATGGTCAGGTCGCAATTAAAACGAATCCTACAATACCAGGAGTTATTACAACAACGGGTACTGATTTTATACTTAAGAATCCTACTCGATTAGGAAGCAATTCGCACCTTGGTCGAGCACTTGTGCACGGAAATGGCAATGGGACTGGCGATCCTGTGTTAAATGGCTATGATCGTAAAACAGTTACAACCATAAATGATTCAGGTGTTGGCACAAATAACGATACTCTTATTATTAATTATAGCGCTGTTTCACCAAATTCATTTGGCGATTATACAAATGGTGTAATTATAAATGGTACGAAAGCTATTATGTTTGAAGATGGAAGTATTCTTCAATCCGGTGCACAAAAAAGAGGCAATTTTAAGAAACCAACAGAAACCGAATCTGGTAAACACCACACTGTAGCACCACAATATGGCGATGGATTTGCCTATATTGATGATGAAGATAATATTATCATTGGCGGCAATGGTAATGGTTATCGCGCTCGAGGCGCATCGAGTGACGATGGTCATACTTATCGAACAAAATCTATGTTGCCTGATGATGAAGTCGCAGATAAGCTATACGTGCAGTATTTTAATACTCACGTTATTGCAAAGTCGGGAAAAACATATTCTGTAGGTTATGGTTACGGTGCCTCATCTACTTCAAGTCTTTATGCAGATCACACAACGGGTGTATTTCACACCTGGGGACGCAGTTTTTGCGAATCAAATAATTGCAAAATGAGTAAAATTGTCGCGACGGGCGATATAAGTAATTACGCCTCTTTTGCTCTCGATACTCAAGGATATTTTTGGGGATGCGGCGTTAATGGTGGTTATGGTGTTTTAGCTAACGGCACCATCACTAACAGTTATGATGAACCTGCGACGTTTGATTCTGACAACACAATCATTGGAAAACGCGAATCTCTCGTGAATAGCGAAACAGCAACTGCAGGAGTACCTTATAATTTAGCGACAAATGCTTCAGGCGATAGCACAAGACAATACCTGGCACACCCAATGAATCCTATGCTTGACGCAAGTGGTAATATCACGACTGATCCAACGACCGCGGTTTCGCTTTTAAAGGTTACCGATGCTACACACATAGGATCTTATTATCCCGGGATACACCTTGACACTGTTGCAATTTTAAGTGAAAACGGAACAGTGCACGTCGCAGGTTATTGCGACAATGGCCAAGACGGAGCAGGTTCTCATCCCGCGACTCAAGCACATTGGTCAACAGTACAAACAAGTGCTGGCGTACCTTTAGAAAATATTACAAAATTGTATTCTGGCGGAGAAGATTACACCACATATTTTGTCGCAATTGATGAAGACTTCAACGCTTGGGGTTGGGGCTCCAACATAGAAGGCCAATTTGCTACAGGTACTACAGCTAACGTACACTACGCGAAAAAAATATGGGATAGCTCTACCAGAAATCGTAGAGCTAATTATGTTATAACAAATAATGCTGGTGGTAATGCTGGAACTGCTTCCGTTGAAGCTGTACTTATTATAGCTTCTCACCAAGATAGCGCTGGAGTCACAATAAATAAAGAATTTTATGCAGGTTTTACAGCAGCGATGTATCAGTTAACCCACAGCGTATTTAACACCTCTTTATATTCTATTCAAGATTTGTATTTCTCGAATGGAAACGCAAACAATTTTTACTATGTGTTAGCGAGAAACATCTCTACAAATAAACTTGAGCTTTGGTCGAGTGGGTCTAATGCCCACGGACAACTTGGATACCAAGACAAGAGCAGCCTGACTAACTTCGCAAATGTTAATACAACCTGGTGGTCCGAAGCGTATCGCGTAAATTTCAGGTCAGACTTACTCGAAAAGGTAGTTACTATTCACTGCTGTCGACAATACAACACCGGAGGAAATACTTTTGTTCACCTATCTGATGGAAGAATATTTGCTGTTGGTTACTTGCAATGGGGATTTGGCACGACCTATGGTACAGTTGCCGACTATAAATATCAGTTCTCGCCAATAGAAATGGATTAATAAATAAGAATATGGCATCACAAATACAACTAACAAGAAGTGGAACTCCAGGCGCTCAACCAACAGCCGCTGAAATGGAGCTTGGCGAATTGGCGTTAAATTACGCTGATGGTAAACTTTATTTTAAGAATGATACTAATAATATTGAGTTGTTAAACTCAATGTCCAACATGAGTGGACAAAAAATTATCGTTAATGAGACTGATAACCACATTGGTTTGAATACTACATCTCCTAATTTTCTACTTGATTTAGGAGGTGCGGTATCGAACCTTGATAATACTCTTCGTATTAATCAAACAACTGGCGGTACCGCGATTCGAATTGGTTCAGATGGTGTTCCAAGCGATGAAGATATTACGCTTTTAAGAGTTGATAACTTAGATGGCGAAACGAATTCGGCCGCAGAAGGTTTTTCTATCAAGTATCTTGGAACTAATTCTAATAACGAATTAGGAATTTTTACAGACAATGGTAGTTCCGAATTACAGACTTTAACGATTCTTCAGAATGGTAATATTGGCATTAGAAATAATACTCCTATTCATGAACTTGATGTCGCTGGAACAATACGAGTTACTAATAGCACTAACTTTATAACATTCAATGACGGCGCGGAAGACATGGGCTTTATATTGAATAATGCAGGTAAGTTAGCAATTAATGCCGGTGGTACTACTGACGTTCTACAACTTCAAACGAATGGCGGCACACGAGTTCATATTGATAATAGCGGTAGGGTTGGTATAGGAACTACATCACCGGATCCTGGAGCGACCGTGCACGTGAGGAAGGGCGCGCCTAGATTGCTGTTAGATGGCTACGGAGCTGCTTCTGAAGATAGTGAAATTTCAAGAATTTCGGGTCTTTGGGATGGTACATATGTTGCTGATATTAGATTTTTAGCTGGTGATGATACTACAAATAAAGATAACGGAAAAATAGAATTTAGAACATACACATCAGATGGTAGTACTGATGCTCGAATGACTATTAATTCTACAGGTAATGTTGGTATTGGAACTACATCACCGTCTGAAGCATTAGAAGTAGTTGGTAACGCGACCGCAGCAGAGCCTACTATAAGTACACATTTAACTACTAAGAATTATGTAGATTCGCTAATATCTACGGTGCAACATACTGGCAGTGCCGTTACTCAAATCAGTGGATGCACTATATCAAGAACAGCCGCGGGGCTATATACAATAACATTGGATGTTGATTCGGGACAATTACCAACAGCAGTTGCTGGTTTATCTATAGACTTTGCTACTGGCAGTTATAAGAACGATGCTGATCCACAATCACTTGAAGGTGTTATTGTCACACAAGAAGCTACCTCCGGCGGTAACCATGGTAATATGAAAGGAGAATTTTCTATCTCTGCACAAACCATAAGTAATACTCGTGTTGATATAGAAATCGTTGAGCTAGCATCTTTCCGACAGTCCGCTGGAGGAGATGATAGTAATACATCGGCAGCATTTAAGAGGTTTAATGTCGATGCACCATTTCAGGTTTTAATAACCAACCGCTGATAACTAATCGCTAATTTATTATGGAGTTTTATCATTATATACATAAGTCGCCTGATACAGGTAATCTTATGTTTACTACGTCTCCTAAAAAACTCATTATCTCTGAAACGCATATTGAATTAGGAAAAAAGGATATTGAAAAATACAGACTACATATAAAATATATTAACTGCTGTTTTTTTGATGAGAATGGATCATTGTCCTACGATCACATAAAGGTACTGTCGCAAAAACTGTATAATTTGAGTATTGATGTTGATCAATACATAAGGAAATTGCGAGAGCTTGTTGTCGAAGCTATAGGCTTGGAAAAACAAGAGTGCGCTAAAGAAATTGCTGAATCAATTAAATCTTTAAGTGACTTCGTAAATGATGATTTTTCAGGCATTAAAGATATTCAAGAAATTGATACTCTTACATGTCCAGAACTAAATATAGATTTTATTAGACATTATGCAAGCAAAATATACGGAATATGATATACACGGCAAAGGTGTACCTAAACTGCATCACGCAGAAAAATTAGAAGCAGTTTTAAAACGTTTAACACCTAAAGGTGTATACGATAGATTAGAAAAAACAGTAAGGCGTGGAGATCCTAATCCAAATAGCCCGTGTGCAGTGAATGCATCTTTAGCAAAACTTTCTGACTCAGATATAATAGAGCTATTACCTACGCTAAAAAAATGTTTTCCTACTTTAAGATTTAGAATAAGTGGTAAATTTATATATGGTCCTGGTGATAGCATTGATGAACATACTAATTCTAACGATCCGTCTAACACTCTTTACATAACATACGCTACAGGTGAGTCTAAATTCTCGTATCGGCATTCTTTAGACGAAGATTTAATCGATACTTATGATGTTACTAACGGCATTACACTAAGAGCATTTGAAATTACTGCGAGCGAGCCTTATACCTATCATAAAGTTGAGTGCAAATCAGGTTATAGAGTTTCAATCGGACTAAGGTATGTTGATCTCTAAACATCTTTTCAGCAATCACTCGCTAGGAAATGAATATATTGATATACACTTATTAGTCATGACTCTTAACGCAATAGGGGTTTTGAAATATGAAAATAATTATGATGTTATTAATACGCGCTGTAAAGACTTTCCTCTCAAACCCTCTGTTATATCTTTCTATGAAAATAACGGTGTTTGCAAAAATCCTATTGTTGTAACTGATGACGATTTTTGTTTAGATGGAAGACATAGAGTAGTATACAGAAAAGAAATAAACGATACCGTGTGCTCAGCGTACATAGTGCCAAAAGAATACATACCATCTTTTATAAAAAGAAGAGCGGTTTCTCGGAATTATTGATAATTGTTGCAGTAATACTATTATAAATAACTAATATGCCAAGTATATCAGTCACAAATCCAGAGTTAATTACATCTATAGATCTAGGGTCTGCAACGCCTAAACTAGCAGGTGTTGTTGATGTAAGTAACTTTAGTACTCTTCAAATTATAAACGGCGATAATCAAGATTTAACCGGATTTCAAGGTGTTGAGAACATATCAACACTTACATCTGTAGATATATCTGATAATAAGATAGTTGGTGATTTACAGGATTTTTCTAACAATAGCAATTGTACTATTATAGATATCCGATCTAATAGATACAATGGTAATATGACTGCGGCATTGCCTACAGGAATACAGAAATTTCTTGCAGCCAAGAATAATTTTGTAAGAGACAATAGTGGTACAATTCACAATTTTAGAAATCTTACGAACTTGGCGGTATATATTACATCTAATCAAAGCGATAGTTTCGGTGTTAATTCAAATATCGACACTGGAGGAGATGCTACGCTCAACTGGAGCGGGCCTGGTCTATTGGCCAATACTGCAGTTACAACGGCTGAAGGTATAGAAGGAGCAATACCAGAAAGTATTCGAATTTTAAATCTAAATAATACAAACATTTCGAAAGATTCGAAAAGAATACTTTTAACACAACTTTACGATACGTTTGGTGCTCCCGTAGTTGCTGGCACTAAGGCCGCGAATTGGATTCAAACTACTGCGGTAAATGGAGTATTGTACAATGGACAATCAGGAAACCCTACAGCCCAGATCAACGTAAACAATCAGCGCGGGATACATGACAACGCTAATCCGGCTGCAGACCACTGGCATAAATTGGTAGGAAAGCATTCCGCAGTTTCAATTTATGATGCGATGCAAGCATTAGTTAATGCTGGTTTTGATCTATACGGCTACGGAAGTACTACCCCATAAAAATTTAAAATGGCTATTCAAGAACATACAGAAGAAATAAACGATATTAATCTGACGTCAACGAAATGCGGGATTGTTTTATCGGATGATAATAAAATACTCAGTAAAAACGTAGGGTGTAGCATTCTGACTAAGAAAAAGGTTGTAACTGGTACACTTCTTCAAATAGACGCGTATATAGAAGATAATAGCTTGGAATATTACGTTCCTGAATGGGACGAATAAATAAACATCTTATAGCACGGTGATAGCTATAATTATTATAAATAGATAACATGGCTACTTACTCAAATTTATACATAGATCAAGGGTCGGACTTTACTGCGACCATAGACTTATCGCAGACAACTGGTTCTTTAAATCTGACAGGATACACCGGTGCAGGCACAATTGCAAAATCTTACGATGGAACGAGTAAAGGAAGTTTTACTGTAAGCGTAGATTCTGCTGATAACGAGCTTGACATATCTTTAACCGCAGCTCAGACAGCTGGTCTTAAACCAGGAAGATATGTGTATGATGTTATAATAAAGTCTGCAGCTGGTGTGATTACTCGTGTTTTAGAGGGCCAGCTGAATGTTACGCCAGGCGTGACATTTGATTCTTCAGCCCCTGAGACATAAGAAATGGCAACTATTAAATCAACTGTAGTAACAGATAATAGGATTAACGCCAATGTTAGTCCGCCTTCTAAAATAGTACCAAAAAATGTGGTGCTTCATGACGTAACTGCGGCATCTGTTGGTTTAGAAAACGTAGATAACACGAGTGATATTAATAAACCTGTATCTACTGCTACGCAAACTGCTTTAGATTTAAAGGCAAATCAAAGTACAACTTACAGCAAGACAGAAGTTGATGCTGAAGTGACAGCAGCAGAAACTGCAGCTTCTTCGGCCTTGACGGCCCACGCTAATTTAACGAATAATCCTCACAGTGTTACTAAAACTCAAGTAGGATTAGGTAATGTTGAAGATAAATCAGCAGCGACAATCATCGGCGAAATAGTTGATAGTGATATACCGAGTACAATAACACGAGATAGCGAACTAAGTGCTCATACGTCTTTAACTAATAATCCTCACAGTGTTACTAAAACTCAAGTTGGATTGAGTAATGTTGATAACGAATCTAAAGCGGTCATGTTCACAGACCCGACATTTACTGGTAATCCACAATCAAACGCGGCACCAACTTCAAACGATCATTTAACAAATAAAACTTATGTAGATGCTCAAGTAGCAGGTGTAGTTGATTCTGCTCCTGAAGCATTAAACACTTTGAATGAATTGGCCGACGCACTCGGCGATGATCAAAATTTTGCTACTACAACCGCTACGTCGATTGGAGAAAAATTAGCGAAGGCAAGTAATTTATCAGACTTAGCAAATGTTGCTACTGCAAAAACCAATTTAGGATTAGGTAATGTTGAAGATAAGTCGGCTGCTACTATTATAAGCGAAATAGTTGATTCAGATATACCAAGCACGATCGCAAGAGATTCAGAACTAACAGCGCACACGTCCTTAACTAATAATCCTCATAGTGTTACTGCAACACAAGTAGGATTAGGTAATGTTACGAATGAGTCGAAGTCTACAATGTTTACGGGTGCAGTATTTACTGGTGACCTAACATCTGACACAGATACTTTATTTGTCGATTCAACAAATCATCGAGTAGGTATAAGAACAACATCTCCTACTTGCGCTCTGGACATGGATGGCCATTTTAGGTTATTAGTATCACCAGAAAATCGTATTGATGGCCAGGCTTCAGCTTTAATTAAAGGTACAAATGGACGCGCTGCAAATTTAAGAGTTGTAGGTCCAGTTACAGTAACACACGATTTATTTAAAAACAGTGGTGATACTGGTGGTTTTGCAGATAACTCAAATCACTTTCATACTGTACAAAAGATTAATCGTATTACCCAACAATCTGGATCGGGTACTCCTAATGAAAGAGTACAAGAACAATACTACGCTATTGAGAATAATAATCTTAAAAATAATAAAGCTGCATTTTGGAATTGGCACCGAGTGTCAAAAGAAGTTTCTAGTACTTCAGTAAGTTTAACAAATTTAGTTGGATGGGACGTTTCGGGCATTCAAGATAGCTCTAATCGAACTGCTACATCGCAAGTATTATTTCCAACAGGTGGTGCTGAAGCCACTACTTTTACTTTCGACACTGCTGGCAATAACCCATTTGCGTTAAACGACGTATTACGAATTACCGTTAATATAGATTTCGAAGGTGCAATTGTAGCAGCAACCAATTTTGCTAAAGTTACTGCAGTAAGTGGTACAACCGCAACCGTTGTTCTTTATGGCGGTAACTATAAAACAACTGACGAGGTTGCAGATGGAAATAGTCAGACTGCAGTCACTACGGGGTTTTCTATTAAGAAAATTGATACAGCTCAATACATGCCACTTGCATCAGGCACTGGCATCGATGTATTGAGTGACTCTACTCGAACAACTACTACTGACACATTTAAGATTACTTTTGCCAGCGCACACGGACTTGAATTAAACGACACAGTTTCAATTATCACAGATAACACTGGAGGATTTCAGGCTGCTGAAGTAGCATTCGTAAAAAGTGTAGGTTCTACTACAGAAGCAACATTTGTTTATGGCCGAGTCTTTGAACCAGCGAGTAGGTTAGCACTAAGTGATATTGGAAATAGCTCAGTTGTCGGGGTGTTAAAAGGAACACTTGATGGTCTTCATAGATTTACTGCAGGTGACCAGCTAATGCACTTTAATGCAGATAACGAAGGCAGGTATAAGAGTTATCAAATAGGACCAGGTTCTGAAGTTGGTGCAGATTGTATTGCAATCGGTAAGAACGTTTATAATAAAGACGCTTCGACTATTAAGATTGGTTATGATAATGCAATGCTCGACGTACGGTCAGATGGCATTGTAGTTGATGGTAAGGTTGGTATAGGAACTAATACACCGACTGAAGCATTAGATGTTGTCGGAAATATTACAGTAAGCGGAGATATTACAACAGCTAGTGATATCAATACAGTAGACTTAAAAGTAAGCGGTACTTCATTTTTAGAGAATGAGGTAATTGTAGGTTCTAATCAAACAAGGACAGAAACACCAGATGCTAATATGCATATTGTTGATCCTGGTATCGCAAGACTCCACATTGTAGGAAATAACTCAGGCGGAGAACAAGGGACTATAGCCTTTTATAAATCAACCGAAGATGCCTTTGCTGGTATTACGGGTGTTAACACCGGTGTAGGTGCAGGTGATTTACACTTTAAAACTGACGATGGTACTGCTCATAGCACTAAAATGGTTGTTCAAAGCGATGGCAATGTTGGTATAGGAACTACATCGCCTGCTGAAGCATTAGAAGTTAATGGAAGTATTAAAGTTACACCTGTAACATATGCAGGTAACCAAGATGCTTATATTCTAAAGAGTGGAGCTTCAAATAACGCAAGTTGGGACGGGATTGGTTTTAAGTTTAAGTCTGACGCGACTGGAAATCCTTTCATGACCGCAGCGTGGCACGATGGTACTGACACAATGACATGGAAAGGTGATAAGGTTGGTATAGGAACTAATTCACCTACCGAACTATTAGATGTTGCAGGAAATATTACTGCAAGTGGAAGTGTAACTGCTGCAACACCAACTGCAAGTACACATTTGACTACAAAGGCTTATGTCGATGCTCAAATAACAGGAGCAGGGACTTCAGCTTCTTCTGGATTAAGTGCTCATACATCTTTAACCAATAATCCACATAGTGTTACTAAAGCACAAGTTGGATTAGGTAATGTTGAAGATAAATCGTCTGCCACAATACGTAGTGAAATAGTTGATTCAGATATACCAAACACAATAACACGAGATAGCGAACTAACTGCACATACTAGTTTAACTAACAATCCTCATAGCGTAACTAAGGCACAGGTTGGATTAACTAATGTAGAAGATAAGTCAGCTGCTACGATCATAGGAGAAATAGTTGATAGTGATATACCATCTACAATAACAAGAGACAGCGAATTAAGTGCTCATACGTCTTTAACTAATAATCCCCATAGCGTAACTGCGACTCAAGTTGGATTAGGTAGTGTTGAAGATAAATCTTCTGCCACAATACGTAGTGAAATAGTTGATGGTGATATACCAAGTACTATTACTCGAGATAGCGAACTAAGTGCACATACTAGTTTAACCGATAATCCTCATAGTGTAACGAGAGCACAACTAAACATTGATACAACCGATACTGTAACGTTTGGTGGTGTAAATGTATCTACTGCTCCAACGTCTGGTAATCATCTCACAAATAAAACTTATGTAGATGCTCAAGTAGCAGGTGTAGTTGATTCAGCTCCAGCCGCATTAGATACTTTAAATGAATTGGCAGCAGCTTTAGGTGATGATGCTAGTTTTGCAACTACGACTGCTACGTCGATTGGAGAAAAATTAGCGAAGGCAAGTAACTTATTAGATTTAAATAATGTTGCTACCGCAAGAACTAATTTGGGACTAGGCACTGCAGCAACTACTGCTTCAAGTGATTATGCTCCTGCGGCGGGTTCTTCTAGTATTACAACTGTTGGAACTATAGGAACAGGAACGTGGCAAGGTACGGCGATTGCAGATGCTTACGTAGGTGATTTAACGACAAGTAAAATCACTTCAGGCACTTTTGCCGATGCCAGAATTTCATCATCCAGTGTAACACAACACTCGGGTGATATTACAAGTGTAGGAACATTAACATCTGCTACAATATCAGGCACCTTAACAACGCATAGTATAGCAGGTGGAACTTCAGCTGGTTCGGTTGCACCTATAGTTATTGAAGGTGGAACTTGCACCAGCACAGGTGCACTTGGTGGCGGTACTCTCGTGCTTGAAGGTGGTGAATCACCCAATAATACAGCATACCACGGTGATATTGTGATAGGACCATTTCACACAGGAGGTATTAATATTGGTAAACAAGCTGTTACTACTACACAAGTTTTTGGTGAATTCAGAGTTGATAGCGATACTAATGCTAATCCATTTACATTAAAAGTTGATACTGCAAATGACAGAGTTGGAATTAATAAAGATGCACCAACTGAAGCATTAGATGTTGTAGGAAATATCACAGCAAGTGGAAGTGTAACTGGCGCTACATTAGCAGGAACTCTTTCAACAGCTGCTCAACCAAACATTACAAGTGTCGGCGATTTAACTGACTTGACAGTAGACACAGACACTTTAGTCGTCAACGCTAATAACAACTATGTCGGCATCAATAAAGCTGTTCCTACTGCCGCATTAGATGTAGTCGGAGACGTAGACGTGACTGGGGAGGTTGAAGCAAATTCTGTTCAATCCAATTTTTATTATGGAGGAACGGCTGCTTTTGCAGCGACAAGTATATCTGGGGATTTGACGGTAAACGGAGATGCTAGCATAAGTGGAGACCTTACTTATTCTGGAACGGGAACTTTCAATGTGGCAGGAGACATAGACGTAAGTGGAAACCTTGATGTAAGTCAAGTAATCGACTGTCCCCAGATAGATGCAACTACAGCAAATTTTGGAATCGGAACAATTGATAGTTCTGATGTGGCATTTCCGGATGCATTGACTTTTTCAGTTGATACAGATACCTTTGTAGTTAATTCGAGTACAGATAAAGTTGGTATTAATGTTGCATCACCAACGTCTGCTTTACACGTAAAAAATACAAGTTCAGGCAATGTTCTTCGTCAACTTCGATTACACAATGATTCGACCACTGCTGGTACTGGTACAGGTATAGCATTTACTAATAGCTCATCTGAAACTTTTGTTAGCGCGTCCATAGATTCTGTTAGAGATACTACCACCGCAAATGGTAATCTAGTATTCTCTACTCGAGCAGATGCCACTGCGAATGATGATAATGCTGTTATTGAAAGAATGCGTATTAACCCTACGGGTGAAGTTGGTATTGGTAAGACTGCTACTACTGGAGTTGAATTAGATGTTAGTGGCGATATCGCTGCGAGTGGTAACTTAAGTATCGATACTAATATTTTAAAGGTTGATACAACGTTAAACAAAGTTGGTATTAAACATACACCTGTGGCTGCTTCGGCTGATTTACACGTAAATGGTTCGATGATAGTTGCCAGTGGCGTCGAAAAAGGTTTAAGCATTATTCCAGGTGCATATCAATATAGCATAGGCGATATAGATGGTGGAGAGAACGGAACTTATTTAGAAATAGATTCTGTTAATACATTTGCTAGATTACATGGTGGAGGTCTTGCCATAGGTAAAGCTTTAACGACTGGAAAAACATTAGACGTTGCCGGAAACGCATTAATAAGTAACTTGGAAGTTGACGGTACTTTATCTGTACCTGGAGAGATAAATACATCATCCGATATTGAGTGCACTGGTGGAGCTGGTATTAATGCAACTGGAACTATAGAAGCAAAGGGATATTCATTAAATGCAGATACATTTACAGTTGTATCGACTACCTCTACACTTGCAGCATCTACGAATGGATTAACAGTGATATTACAAAACACTGGTCCTATCACTATCACACTTCCAACATTGGCAGCTGGTCATGTAACAACATTTATATCAGAAACTATTCACGGAGTTACATTTGTTGGTGCTACAGGAATTACGGTGAATTCGTTTCAAGGAGCTAATACTACTGCTGGACAATTTGCTCAATGTCAAGTAATATACAAAACAACTACAGCCGCATTCCTTGGAGGTAATTTAGTATGAGTTTCTTACCAAATATAAGTCCAGGCAACGTTAGACAAAGACTACCATCGTCATTCGTATATGACAACGATCTTAGATGGGAACGCCCCACAGAGTGGCTTGACTTAGGGATAATCTCTGCTTATGGAACCGACACAGTTCCAGAAAAAGTTAAAGGCTTGGCAGCAGTTTATCCTAATGATGAAGCTCCTGCTCACAACTATGTAGCCTTTCACTTCGATACTACTGATGATTCAACTATTCTTGTAGATTGGGGTGACGGCAACCCAGCAGAAACGACTCACGAATCTAATTTTCGTAGTGATGTCGATGGGTATACTGGAGACTCGCACGGAAGCGTTTCGCGAGTTGCATCGCATAATGGCCAAAATGATGTTTTGCTTTATCAATCTGGTAGCAGTGGTCGAGATGGGATTAAGAATGTCAATGCGCACATAACTCCTGGTAATGCTTACACACTTACCTTTGACTATTATGCTGATGCTTCGTTTAGCGGTGTTTGGGGAGTTCAATACTCGTATGCGAACGTAATCAGCATAGCCAGCAATTTTCCTACTATTGTGACAGGCGCGTGGACTTCAGTCTCTTTGACTATACCAGCAACTCGACCAGCTGGTGCATATACAACACTGAGGATACGACCTCAAGCTGATGCAAATAGTGTTTACGCTAATACAGCAACAGGTGATCAAATTGGATTTAGAAATATAAAGGTTGTAGCGAACAATTCTGGCTCTGGTTATTACTATAAAGAAAATGTTGATAATCATCACGTTTATGACTATGACGCAATAACATCAAATACCACTACAGCCAAAACGACTCCATTCAGAGGATATAGACAAGCAATATTCGAAGTTACACTAACTGGCTCTGCTAAGTTTAGTCAAATAAATTTCGATGTCGATGGCCCATTTACAACTCATACTAATTATCTTTATAGAAGAGGATCGTCAATATTAGATATATTTGTAAGTACAAGTGAGGCCACTAATATCGCTATAAGCGACAACAGACCTCTTACTATATGTGAACAGATAGAACTTAGAAACACAAGCTCAAACAGATTAACGGGCCCTGCAAATATTTATAACGGCGCCAAGTGTTTGCAATCAATACCGTTTGTCCCGTGGGTTTACAATGCTGGAGCAAGAAGTTATTTGTATGCCTTTGCGTATTGTCAATCATTAAAATTCTTACCAGATGATTTTGCTAGCGATGATAAGTACTGGTTTAAAAATGCTACCACCTTTAAACAAGCCTTTGATGGTTGCGTTAGCTTACAATATATTCCAGAAGGTGCATTTGGCAGTTCTGAACAAGCTAGTTGCGTCGAATTCTATTTGATGTTTAGGGATTGTCGATCATTAAGATATATTCCATACTTAGGAGTAAGAACTGGCTCTGGCACAGACACGCGACTCGATTATGTATTTACTAATTGCTATGAGCTACAAAAAATACCAGAAGGATTTTCTATTCAAAGAGCGAATTCAAATGATATTGATCGGCTTTTTTATGCCTGCAGAAGCGTTACAGATTGGTCTTCTATTTTTGATGGTACCACAGATGTGATAGGAAATATGAATTTATCTAGCGGTATTCATATTGAGCAAACTTTTTCTAGTTGGACTAACATAGAAGAATTTCCATTTGTAGGTCAGTTTACAAAATGCGACAACGCAGAAAACGCCTTTAGCGGTTGCACTAAAATAAAACGGTTTAACTCTCAGTACGATCATTTGGACTTTTCTAACATCACAATGCTCGAAACTTGCTTTAATGCTTGTTCTAATTTAGAAGAATTACCAGAAATAAAGGTTAGGTCTTTAACAGCTAATAATGCGCTGTTTAGCACATTTTATGCATGTAGGAAATTAAGAAAAATTAAATTTACTGGAATGATAGCTGGGCCAGGAAACGGAGAATATTATAGGCTATTTTATACTAACTACTCTCTTACTACCATTGATGGAATAGATTTTTCATTTGCTACAGAGACGAGCGATTATTATCAAACGTTTCATTTGTGCAAAGATATTAATGCCATAAGATTTCCTGGCACATTTAGAGCTGGTTATGCAAGCCCAAGAATAAACGTAACTGTCAATGGTCATGCAGCTTTAAGCGGCGAGTATCAAATTAATGCTAACGGATTAGGTTATAGTCAAGTTGGCGGTGATGGAATTCTTAGCGCTTCTAGCTCGACTATAAATGCAGATGGAGACCTTGGATATCAATGGACCTTTATAGATGGTTCTGACGGATCTCCTAGTCATAGCACAACTACTTATGAAGCTAATATGCAAAACACTCCATGGGCAGCTACTTGGCCAGCGAATACATTAACGTTCTCAGAGGTTATGACAGGATTTAAATATACTGTATCAGGAAACTCTGGTGATGGCTTACGCTATAGTCCTATTAAACGCACACAGATGCTAGAAATTTTTAATCAGTTACACACAGTAAGCTATAGCGCTACACTCGATGTAAGAAACAACACTTATACTGCAGATTTGACTGCTGCAGATAAAGCGATAGCAACAGATAAAGGTTGGACTTTATCGGTATCATACTAATATAACATTATGGAAGAAGAAAAAGGATTTTACAAACTAGAAGTAGGCACCAAAAAGACAGTAATGATTCATGGAATACACCTACTCAATAAGAACTACACATTACATATATCTCAAAAGGATACGTACACTTATCCAGTAGATGGCTGGACATACTTTGATACTTTATCAGAAGCTTGTACGTTTTTTAGTTTAAACGAAGAAGAACATAGAGAATATTTGTTTCCTACTGATTTACTTCCTACTGAAGAAATGTTATAAATAGAATTATGGCACAACCTAATACAAGACAAAAATTAATAGATTACTGCTTAAGATCTTTAGGTCATCCTGTAATTGAAATAAACATTGATGAGGATCAGCTCGAAGACCGCGTAGATGAAGCAATGCAATACTATCAAGAATACCACGGTGATGCGGTTGTTCGTAATTTACGTAAACATAAGGTAACACAAGATAATATTGATAACGGCTATATTAGTATAAACAATGATCAAAATATTCTTTCAATAAACAATGTTTTTAACACTAGTAATTCACAAACAAGTGGAATTTTTTCAGTAGATTATCAAATACATTTAAATGATATATTCGACTTGAATGGAGCTCACGGCGGTATTGTAAATTACGAAATGACAAAACAATACATGTCTTTGATTGACCGTAATGTTAACGGAATGTACGAAATGATTGAGTGGTCACGGCATAAGAATCAAGTAAAATTTCACTCTGATACTTTAAATAATATGAAAGATCAATACGTGGTGTTTGATGGCTACGAAGCAATTGATCCTGAAACTTATACAGATGTTTATAATGATGCATTTGTTAAAAAGTATACTACTGCACTCTTCAAAAGACAATGGGGATTAAATCTGATTAAGTTTGAAGGAATGGTTTTACCTGGTGGTGTTACACTCAATGGTCGTCAGATCTTTGACGATGCGAAAGAAGAGATTCAGCAGCTCGAAGAAACAATGCAGTTGAAACATGAAATGCCACCATTAGACTTTATCGGTTAATATATTATGCCACGAAATGTATATTTTTCTCAAGGAACTACACCCGAAAAAAGACTCTACGAAGATATTACGATAGAGGCTCTTAAGATATACGGGCATGATGTATATTACATCCCTCGTACTATCGTTAATACAAATGCGATCTTTAATGAAGACGCGTTAAGTAAATTTGGCGAAGCATTTCAGGTTGAAATGTATGTTGAAAACACTGATGGTTTTGAAGGCGATGGAGATCTACTTTCAAAGTTCGGTGTAGAAGTTCGAGATTCAATGACACTTGTTCTTTCAACAAGACGTTGGGAAGAGCTCGTAGGTAGATTCCAATCAACACCAGAGGGTAGGCCACAAGAAGGTGATCTAATCTACTTTCCTCTCGTAAAAGGCCTATTCCAAATTAGCTTTGTTGAAGATGATTCTCCTTTCTATCAGCTATCAAATCTTCCTACATTCAAGTTAACATGTGAATTATTCGAATATGGCAACGAAGCGATTGACACTGGAATCGCTGAGGTTGATGCGTTTGAAACCGACTATGCTTCTCGTACAGAACTTATACTTGGCGCTGGTAGTGGAACATACCAGGTAGGAGAAGATGTAACACAGACAAACGCAACAAGTGGTATTACTGTTACAGGTGAAGTATCGACTGTAGGCACAGGTAAGATTGAAATATCAAGTCAAGTTGCGAGCGATGGAAGTAATACACTCTTTGCGCCAACAAGCGCGGGTACAACAGGGAATATTATAGGTGCCACATCCACCGCTTCATACGAAATTACTTCAATAGATGCTTTCAACTCGATTGATAGTAATGATCCTTATGCAGATAACGAAGATTTTGAAACGATTGGGAATAACTTTATAGACTTTACTGAAACCAATCCATTTGGAGAACCAGACGTAATAAGCTAATGTTTAACGGAAAACACTTTTATAACCAAACTTTGAAAAAGACAGTTGCTGTCTTTGGAACTTTATTTAACAATATAAAAATTGTAAGACAGGGGACTGGTGAAACGCGGGTTCCTATAGCTTATGGACCTCGTAAAAAGTTTCTTGCGAGGATACAGGCCGATACTGCTGCAGCAACAGATAAATCTATTGCGATTAAACTTCCTCGTATGAGTTTTGAAATTACAGATATTAGCTTCGATACTGAGTCAAAGCTAAATAAATTTAACAAAAGAGTTTTGCCTATTAGCGGAGATGAAACCAAATCTAATATAGTAAATCAAAGTGTTCCATACAATGTTAGTATGCAATTGAATATTTACGCCAAGAATCAAGATGATGTACTACAAATTTTTGAGCAGATTCTTCCTACGTTTGCGCCTGAGTACACGGTGGCTATTAAAGATATGGAAGGTCCTGGTACAGTGACAGATGTACCTATCGTATTGACTGGCACATCTATACAGGATGATTACGAAGGAGACTTTCAAACACGCCGTTCTATTATATACGCACTTGACTTTACGATGAAAGTAAGATTTGCAGGAGGAGTAAGTCAAGGCAAGATTATAAGAACAGTAGATACGTTCTTTTATACTGATATTGAAAATCCTTCAGCACAGGTAAATAATAGCATTTCAGACACGGCGACTATAACAATTGATAACGTTATTGGATCTTTGCGCGAAGGTCAGACAATGACGTTTGAAGGAATGCCTAGAACTTCCACATATATTCCTCCTACAATTATTGCAATTGCTGATACTTTAACAAACGGTAAACCAAACAGTATAACAGTGAGCTCTAACCAAACTATTCCTGATAATACTAAGCTCACATTTATTAATAAAACTGGCGAAGAAAACGTTAGGATCGCAGTTGATGCAGACGATGAACCGCCTTTAGACGATACGGATACTATTACAACAACCTTTGGATTTGATCATGGCTAAAAATGAAATACTTAATGCACTCGAAAAGAATCTTGATATCATAGAAAAACCTAAGACAGAAGTCGATAAAGGTGAAATTATAAATGATACTGAGAAGGATATAGAATATTCTCGAGACAAAATGAAAGAACTGATTGATCAGTCCTCTGAGGCGATAAATCAGATGATGGCTTTAGCGGCTGAGTCAGAACATCCTCGTGCATTTGAGGTTTTGTCGAATATGATTAAAGATGCTAGCAACATGACACAAGATCTTGTTAAATTACAAAAGGTTAGAAAAGACATAACACAAGAAAAAGAAACTGCAGCCTCTAACACTACAAACAACGCAGTGTTTGTAGGTTCTACTGCTGAACTTCAAAAATTTCTGAAAAAGAATAACGAAATAAAAAACGTAACAGAAGAATAATATACTATGGCTGGTGATGGTTACATGGGCAATGCGCTTGTTAAGGGCGACAATGTCAATCAAGATTTTACAAAGGAAGAAGTTGCTGAATACATGAAGTGTATGAGCAGCCCAGAGTATTTTGCAACTAAATACATTAAAGTGATTGCGCCGAGTAAGGGACTGGTAGATTTTAAACCTTACTCATATCAAAAGAAACTTTTTAAAACCTTTAACGAAAATAGGTTTAATATTGTTTTAGCCTGTCGTCAATCAGGCAAATCTATTACATCGGTCGTATATATTCTATGGTACGCAATATTTAATCCTGAAAAAACAATTGCTATTCTAGCAAATAAGGGAGCTACCGCACGAGAAATGCTAGGTAGAATTACTTTAGCACTTGAGAATTTACCTTTCTTTTTGCAGCCTGGTTGTAAAGAATTGAACAAAGGCAATATCACCTTTGCGAATAACGCAAAGATTATAGCATCTGCCACATCTGGAAGTTCTATTCGGGGTCTATCTATTGACTTACTCTTTCTTGACGAGTTTGCCTTTGTTGAAAGAGATGCAGAGTTTTATACATCTACGTATCCAGTAATTTCAGCAGGTGACGAAACAAAGGTTATCATTACCTCTACTGCGAACGGTGTAGGTAATATGTTTTTTAAAATATATGAAAGTGCGCAGAAAGGAATTAACGAATTTAAACATTCGCGGATTGATTGGTTCGATGTTCCAGGAAGAGACGAAAAGTGGAAAGCAGAAACAATCGCGAATACATCAGAATTGCAATTTGAACAAGAGTATGGTAATAACTTTTTAGGAACTGCGAATACACTTATCGCTTCAAATAGTTTACTTGCTCTTAAGCCTGAGCATCCTTTGAAAATAGAAAGAAACGTTAATTATTATCAAGGTCCTAAAGAAGATCATACGTACATTATGACAGTAGACGTTTCAAAGGGTCGAGGGCAGGATTATTCTACCTTTACTGTAGTTGATATCACGACTGGTATGTTTGAGCAGGTTGCTACATTCCGTGATAACATGATATCTCCAATGATTTTTCCTGATATCATTGTTAAAGTCGCGAAGATGTACAACGAAGCTTTAGTGATTATTGAAAATAACGATGTAGGTCAAGTGGTATGTAATGATGTGTATTACGAATATGAATACGAAAATACCTTTGTAGAATCTACTGTAAAACGAGGAGGCGTTGGTGTTACAATGACCAAAAGAGTAAAACGTATTGGATGTTCTAATCTAAAAGATTTAGTTGAATTGGGTAAGATACAAATACCAGATGCAGATACAATATCTGAGTTATCTACATTTGAAATAAAAGGATCATCATATGAAGCGACACAAGGAAATCACGATGACCTCGTTATGAATCTTGTAATGTTTGCATGGTTTGTTTCTTCAGAAGCATTTGGTGATATATCTACAGTGGATTTAAAAGAAATGCTTTTTGCAGAAAAGATGAAACAGATCGAAGAAGATGTACCACTCTTTGGAGAAATAGGCGATGGTAGATCATATGGAACAGTTTATGACAAAATGGTGAATGATGTAAGAGAGTGGGATAATCTCTAAATCCAATTATTTATAAATAGAACTATTGAAAAAACTCTTATTATGATTCACTTATTAATTAAAACTACATTGAAAGGAAAACAAACATGGGATTCTTAGTATCACCAGGAGTCGAGGTAAATGAAATCGACTTAACAAACGTGATTCCCGCAATCTCTACCTCTATTGGTGGATACGCAGGTCACTTTAACTGGGGACCTTCCGGAGAATTGATTAACATCAGCTCTGAGAAAGATCTCCAAGCAAACTTTGGTACACCTGACGCCGCACACTCTGTGTCGTTCTTGGTTGCTGCAAGTTTTTTAAAATACGGAAACTTTTTAAAGGTTTCTCGCGCAGTTCCAGATGGTGCTACTAACGCTGTTGTAGGAAATAGCAGTGCCGCTGTTGCAAGCGGACCAATTGGCAATCTAGATGCATTCGAAAACCTGGCCACCGACGCAAATGAGTACTTTATTGCTCGTTGCCCAGGCGCTTATGGTAATAGCCTTCAAGTTGTTATCGGATGGAGCGGTCAAGCGAATGATACATCGGGACTAACATCTGCAGCGACATCTGTAACAGATGATTATATCGTTGATAATTTCGATTTCTTACCTACTACTACAGACGCAGGTGCAGCTGCTGGTATAGAGGGTGATGAAATTCACGTTCTCGTTCTTGACGAAGACGGATTGTTCACCGGTATAAAGGGTAGTATCCTTGAAAAATACCAAGGTTTGTCTCTTGCTGAAGGCGCGAAACTCGATACTGGCGCAAGTAATTACTACAAAGATGTAATTAACGCTGGTTCACAGTATCTTTTTGCAAATAAGCTTAGTGATCTATTCACTGGTGCAGATGCGGCGTTTAGCACTAATAATATAGTACTGGAATCAGGCGAAACGCTCGATGATGGTGCAAAAGACTTGTCCTTTACACTTGGTGTAGACGGTACAGCTTCTACAGCCGACGTTGTAGGCACAGGTACATCTACGGATAGCTTCCGTGGTCTTCAATTATTCGAAGATGCTGAATCCGTAGATGTTAACTTGCTTTTTGCAAGTCCTATGGCCAGTTCAGCCGATCAAAAGACAATTGAAAATAAAGTACTGCAAATCGCTGCAGCTCGTAAAGATATTCTTGGTTGTGGTTCAGCTCCGATTGATCTACACACAAAATCAAGCGATTCGACTAAGCTAACTCACATCAAAGGTAACGTTCCAACTGCAACATCGAATTACTTTACGACAACAGGTTCTACCGTGTATGTCTATAATAAGTATCTTGATCGTTATGATTGGATTACAACTAGCGGTTATATTGCTGGTCTTTGTGCTAACACAGATGATGTAGCAGAACCTTGGTTCTCACCTGCTGGTTTCAATCGTGGTCAAATTCTTGGTGCAGCTAAATTAGCTTTTAATCCTAAGAATACCGATCGTGATGCTTTGTACAAAGCAGCAATTAATCCTATCACTAATTTTCCAGGACAAGGAATTGTACTGTTTGGTGATAAGACCTTCACTCAAAAACCTTCTGCATTCGATCGTATTAATGTACGCCGCTTGTTCATGGTTCTTGAAAAGGCAATTGCTACCGCAGCTAAATTCCAACTGTTCGAATTGAACGACGAATTTACTCGTGCGATGTTCAGAAATATGACAGAGCCTTTCCTACGGGATGTAAAGGGTCGTCGTGGTGTTACTGACTTCTTAGTTGTATGTGATGAAACGAATAACACGGGTCAAGTGATTGATACCAACCGCTTTGTGGCTGATATCTATATCAAACCTGCTCGTTCGATTAACTTCATTACTCTTAACTTCATTGCAACCCGCACTGGCGTTGAGTTCTCTGAAATTGTTGGCACTAACTAATATAAATAATATAAGAAAGGATAAACAATTATGGCAACTTTAGGAGTAGATGATTTTAAATCAAAGTTAATCGGTGGGGGCGCACGTCCTAACCTTTTCAAAGCAATCGTTAATTTTCCAGGATACGCTGGAGGTGATACAGAACTCGCATCTTTCATGTGTAAAGGTGCACAGTTACCAGGCTCGCAAATTGCTCAGCTTGATGTACCATTTCGTGGTCGTCAGTTGAAAATTGCAGGTGACCGTACATTCGAAAACTGGTCAATTACAGTTATCAATGACACTGGTATGGAAATCCGTAACGCTATGGAACGTTGGATGAATGGTATGAATGAGCATGTGAATAACACAGGTTTAGCCAATCCTACAGACTATCAAGCGGATATGGGAGTTCAACAGCTCGATAAAGCAGGAAATGTTACTAAGGAGTACACCATTCGTGGTGCATATCCAATTAATGTTTCTGGAATCGATTTGAGCTATGACACCAATGATTCAATTGAAGAATTCACAGTTGAACTGGCTTACCAATATTGGGAGTCTGGTACAACTTCGTAGTTTTAATTAATTAATACATATCCGATAAGTGGAGGTCCAACCCCTCCACTTATCGTGATATAAATAACATTATGGAAATATTCGGATACGAAATTAGTAAAAAACTTAAGAAGACGGAGAAAGAATTTGTATCTCCTATTCCTAAGGCAAACAATGATGGCGGCTCAACAGTAACTGTTGGTGGTGGCTACTACGGACAATATGTAGATTTGTCTGGAACTACTACTGTTTCAGATCACGAATTAATTATAAAATATCGAGAATCAGCGCAGCAGCCAGAATGTGATGCCGCGGTTTCAGATATTGTAGACGGTGCTCTTTCAGCATCGGACACATCTTCGCCAGTTGATCTTGCGATGAACGATCTAGATCAGCCCGATAATGTAAAAAAACAAATTTTAAATGAATTTAATAATGTGGTTCAACTTTATAAGTTTAATCGCATGTCAGAAGACTATTTCCGTAATTGGTACATTGACGGAAAATTATACTTTAACGTTATTATTGATCCAAATAATCCACAGAAAGGGATCGCAGAATTACGACCAATCGATTCTACGCACATTAGTAAAGTAAAGGAAGTTCAAAAAGTAACTGATCCGAAGACTCAAGTAGAATACGAAAAAATAGTAGATGAGTATTATGTCTATTCGCCTGACATAAATAATGGACAAGCAACAAATGGCGTTAAGTTTGCAAAAGATGCTGTTATACAAGTCAATTCAGGTTTGTACGACTCATCGCGACAGCGAGTAATTAGTCACCTGCATAAAGCAATGAAGCTTGTAAATCAGCTTCGTTATATGGAAGATTCGTTAGTAGTGTATCGTGTTTCAAGAGCACCTGAACGTAGAATTTTCTATATTGATGTAGGCAATTTACCAAAGGGAAAGGCCGAAGAATATGTACAGCAGGTTGTATCTCGTTATCGTAATAAGATGGTGTACGATGCAACAACCGGTGATGTAAGTGATGATCGGAAACATATGTCTATGCTAGAAGATTTTTATCTTCCGCGTAGAGAAGGTGGCCGAGGTACAGAAATTACAACACTTGGTGGTGGAGAAAATCTTGGCCAGATTGAAGATGTGCAATTCTTTCAAAAGAAACTTTACCGTGCTTTAAACGTACCAGTTTCAAGATTAGAACAAGAAAGTTCTTTTACGATTGGCCGTGCAAGTGAAATATCACGAGAAGAAGTAAAATTCCAGAAATTCGTTGATAGATTACGGAAACGTTTTTCGCGGATGCTTATCGAAGCACTTCGTATTCAACTTGTTCTTAAAGGTGTGATCACCGAACAGGATTGGAGTACTATTGAGGAAAAGATTAACATTGACTTTGCAGAAGATAACTACTTTTCTGAGTTAAAGGAGTTTGAAATCTTGAGAGAAAGATTAGAAATGGCTCAACAAATGGAAGATCTTGTTGGTAAGTATGTTTCTAATAAGTATGTTCGCCAGACTGTTTTAAAGCAATCTGAAGAAGATATTGCGAGACTAGATCAAGAAGTAGAAGACGAAAAGCCTGAAGAAGGCGAAGAAGGCGAAGAAGAGGATGATTTAGACATCTAAAGCCCTTCTTAAAACCAAAAAAATTATAAATAGATATATGAGTGATACAACACAGAAAGTTTTTAACAATATTGTTAAAAACAACAAAGTAGGTTCTGCCAAAGCATTTGGAGAAGCAATTCGTGATAAACTAAATGATGCCCTTGAAGTTCGTAAAGTAGGACTTACATCAGAAATTTACAATAAAACGAAAGAAAAATAATATGACTATTCAACCTTTAAGTATTGCTGCTGCAGCATCACTGACTGCCGGTGCTTCAACAATTAGTAGCGCATCGTTAGTATTGGTGCAAAACACGAGTTCTGCAGTTAAATATGTTAACATCGAAGAAAAGGCTACTGGAACTCGTAAAGCAAGTGTTATGATTCCTGCTGCTAGTAACTTAATAATTAAAAAGAGTGCAAGCGACGAAATATTTGCATCTGCCGCTGCTGCCGGAACTGGTGCAGCAACAGGCGTATTATTTACAAAAGTAGGATACGCAAACTAATGAAGCTAATTACAGAACATTTAGAATCGGTAGATTATATCACCGAAGCAAACGATAAAGGTGAAAAGAATGTTTTCATCGAAGGCGTTTTTATGCAAGCGGAGAAACAAAACCGCAATAATAGAATTTATCCTAAAGACGTACTGTCTGAAGCAACTGCTAAGTACGTTAAGGAGCAGGTTAAAACTGGAAGAGCCGTTGGTGAATTGAATCACCCAGAAGGCCCACAGATTAACCTTGATAAAGTTTCACACAGAATTACCTCATTAAAATTTGAAGGTAACGATGTTGTTGGAAGAGCGCTGATACTAGATACACCTATGGGTAAAATAGTGAAAGGACTCGTCGAAGGCGGGTGCAAGTTAGGCGTCTCAAGTCGTGGTATGGGTACTGTTGAGCAAAAGGAAGGCAAAACATATGTTAAGGACGATTTCGTTCTTGCTACTGTTGACATTGTCCAAGATCCTAGCGCTCTATCTGCTTTCGTTGAAGGCATTATGGAAGGCGTAGAATGGATATGGGAAAATGGCATTCTTAAGCCTCAGCAAATTGAAGAATACGAGACTGAAATTAAAAGGGTTCCTATGGGTCGCATTAGCGAAGCACAGGAAAGAATCTTTAGTGATTTCCTCTCCAAACTCTAATTCAAAAAAATAAGGAAACTTAATTATATGTCAAACGATAATGAACAAATCATTGAAGACGTAGAAGAAAAAGATCTTGTTGTTGAATCAGAGGTTGAGGTTTCCGAGGAGACTGAAGTCACTGAACAAGAACAACCTTTATCAGATACGGTCTTAGAAGTACTTCTTGGCGAAGCTAAGAAGAAAAACGAAGCTGAAGAATCCGAAGAGGATGAAGAAGTTTCTGAAGAAGAAGACGAAGATGAAGAATTAGAAGAAGCTAAAGTATCTGAAGAAGACGAAGAAGAATCCGATGAGGACGAGGAAGAAGTTTCCGAAGCCAAAGAAGACGACGAATCTGATGAGGACGAGGAAGAAGTTTCCGAAGCCAAAGAAGAGGAAGAAGAAGTCGAAGAAGAAGAATCTGACGAAGATGAGGAAGAAGTTTCCGAATCTGCTGAAGATGAAGAAGAATCCGATGAAGTCGAGGAAGAAGAAGAGTCTGACGAAGATGAAGAAGAAGTTGAATTGCCAGAAGTTAAAACCAAAGCAGGTATTCTTGCTGCAAGTTTTGACGCTCTTAAAGGCATGAAAAAGTCAAATCTAGTTGCTGCATATGAAGCAATTAACATGACTGAGGAAGAAGAAGACGAAGTTGAAGTTCCTAAGACTAAAGCTGACATCATTAATGCAATGTATGGTCAACTTAAGGCGATGAAGAAAGACGACATTATGGCTTCTTATAAATCAATCATGGCATCATACAACAGCGCGAAAAACGAAGAAACTGAAGCAGATTCATTTGCATCAGATTTGAAAGTTCTCGCTGAAGCAGATCAAGGATTGACTGAAGACTTCAAAGCTAAAGCTTCTATCTTGTTTGAAGCTGCTGTCGCAGATAAAGTAAATAGTATCCAAGAAGAACTTGAATCTCAGTACACTGAAGATCTACAAGAAGAAGTAACTTACGTTCGTGAGTCACTTGTTGAAAAGATCGATGATTACTTGAGTTTCGTAGTTGAATCTTGGATCGAAGAAAATCAGGAGTTTGTTGATAACAAACTGCGCACTGAGATTACAGAAAACTTCATGACTGCACTGCAAGGTGTATTCACTGAACACTATATCGAAGTTCCTGCCTCTAAAGTTGATCTTGTAGATGAACTTTCAGAAGAAGTTGCTGAAGTAAAAGAATCTCTAGCAAATGCTGAAGCCGAAAAGAGTGAGCTTGCGAGTCAAGTTGTAACTCTTCAACGTGAAAAGATCATTAGCGAAGCGTCCACTGATTTAGCATCAACCGAAGCTGGTAAACTTTCTTCACTTGTTGAAGATACCGAATTCGTAGATGCTGATACTTTTAGTGCTAAGGTAGCAACTATCAAAGAAGGATTCTTTAAAGAGTCAAAACAATCTGAAGAACTTGTAGAATCTCAAGATTCAACAGTAACAGAAACACAAACAATCGTAGAAGGTGCGGTAGATCCACAAGCTAAACTCCCTAAGGATATGGCTAAGTATGTACAACACCTTTCACGTTTCAAATAAACCCAAATTAACATAACATTCTAACAACAAAAAAAGGAATTAATTAAAATGTTTAACGCAGAAAAAGAAATCAAAAAATGGGCTCCAGTGCTTGAACACACTGACGAAGCTCCTATCACAGACAGCTACAAGAAGGCTGTAACAGCTAAGCTCCTCGAGAACACTGAAGTTGCTCTTAGAGAACAAGCCGTTGCATCTAACTTTGGCTCTCTTCAAGAAGCAGATGGTAACATGAATACGTCGGCAGTATCCAACTTCGATCCAGTACTCATCTCTCTTGTACGCCGTGCAATGCCAAATCTCATCGCTTATGATGTAGCAGGTGTCCAGCCAATGTCTGGTCCTACTGGTCTTGCTTTCGCAATGAAGGCTAAATTCGGTGATGGTAATGCAATTACTGGTGCACCTTCTGGTGCTCAGCCTGAAGCTCTCTTCAACGAAGCTGACACAGACTTCTCTGGTACAGGTACACACGCTGGTGATTTGTTTGACTCTCCTGAAGCTGGTATCACAACTGGTACAGGTCTAGGCACAAACGGTGCTGAAACAGCTAACATTGGTGCAGAAATGGGCTTCTCTATCGAGAGAGCAAGTGTTACAGCT